AAGAGGCACTGCATGGATTGAAATGTCGTCAGATGGTAAAATAGATATACATGCCCAAGATAGTATAAGTGTTATGAGTGATACTGATATTAACTTTACAGCAGAACGTGATTTTAATGTAGAAGCTGGCCGTAATATAAACATGAAAGCCTCAGCACGTTGGAGCGATGGAAAACATTTTGAACAAGAAAAGCAAAGTGGCAGAGTACAACTTGAAAGTGCATATAATACAAGTTTGTTAGTAGGCGCAGAGCACACTATAACAGTTGGCGGCAGCAGTCATTTATCTGCAGGCGATAGTATATTTTCAAATGCTGCAAAAAATACACATTTGTCCAGCGGGTCACACATGTACCACGAAGCAATTGACGGTGCATTACATACAAAGGCAGCACAGTCGATATATAGAACTGCCGGATCAAATATCTATGACGATATCACAGGAAATTACCTATTAACAGTTGACGGCACTATTAACAATCGAGCCGGAATAAGTATCTTAACAAATGCAGTTGAAAATATAAACACTACTGCCGGTATAGATATGTTTAACAAAACTGCAACAGGATCAATACACAATACCGCAGAAACAAGTATGTTTAATAAAACCGTAACTGGTGAAATGCATAATATTGCAGAAACTGATATTTTTAATCATAGTAAAACTGCAAATATTAATAGTCTTGCAGAAGTGTCTATTTTTAATCAAGCAAAAACAGCTGATATAAATTCTAAAGCAGAAGGAAGTATTTTCTTAGAAAGCACTAGAAATATAGAATCAACATCAGGTCTTGGTACACATATTACAAGTGGCGCCGAAACACATATTCAAGCAGGTGCTAATTTTGTTTCTACCGGAGCTGAAATTCATTTTAACGGACCAGCTGCATCAACAGCAGCAGCGGCAACAGACGCTACTGAGGGTGTAGATGCATTACTACCGGCTAATGCTGCAAAAGCAATCGAAGCCGGAAGTCCTCAAATGCCAGCAAAAGTAAGCCCATTACCTGAAATAACGTTACCTTATGTACTACCAGGAGTAACACAACCTATACCTTACACTTCCATTGTGCCGAGAGCACCGCAACACGAACCTTGGCCACATCATGAGAATATGAATCCTTTAGGGTTTAAGCGTGATCAGACAGATAGAGAAGCCCCAGGAATGTTAGCATCAGCCGATAGATTTATATCTCCAGATACTTTCTTAAGAAATTCATCAGTAGCTGAAGCAAGTGTACGAGTAACAGGGTCGAGCGGTGATTTGACAGCTACGAGTATACCAAACGAGGAAGGCTTTTCAGGACCAGTCTGGACTAACGATGAAGGTGATAGTATAAGGGTCGGTTCAGAAGGAGTAATGGACGAGACTATGGCTAAAGCTAGGGGATATAAACCGTATGTGCCTCCGAAGATAGAAGGTTATGACGAAACAGAACGTGTTTATTATCAAGATGCTGTAAAAAAGAAAGAAAAAAGCGGAAAATTTCGTTGGCGCCCATTAGAGCCTAAGATGTTACAATTGTTAGACAAGACTGCAATTATTTGCGATGTAAAGGTTATGATTTTTAGTGCAGGACAAATGCCTTATGCAGAATGGCAAAGAACTCCCGGCGCTCGAGCATCTGGCAATAAGAGATATGTTGGAACACAGAAGGTAGCTACAGGATCGATAAGACACGACTACGGCAGCGCTGCTGATATTTTTATATATGACTTTAAAACAGGAAAAACTATTGTTCAAGATAGTCCTAGATTTTTACAATTTGTAGAAGAATTTTTTGCTAACGGTGGTAGAGGTATCGGAGCTAAAGACGGATATATGGCTGATAATGCTATGCATGTTGATATATGCGGCACAGATAGAAGTATTAAACATGGAGAAATTTGGCTTAGCTCTCCGTCAGTAAAATCAGCTTTCCAAAGAGGTAAGAAAAGACGTACCTCGCCGATCCGTAGTGCGTATTATCACATATACAGCAAATAGGTAAATATTATTATGAGTACATTAGAAAAAAATCTTTACAAAAGAGTAAAAGTCTCTACTAATAGAGGATCGCAAGCTGTAACTAGGGGCAGCGCATATAGAGGATTTTCTAGTATTAATGAAAATGTTGAAGGTTATGCATTATACGATTTTGATCTTATTAAACAAGATATTATAAATCATTTTCATATTCGAAAAGGTGAAAAATTAAGCGATCCAAATTTTGGAACAATTATTTGGGATATGCTTTACGAACCATTTACAACCGAAAACAAAGAGGCTATAATTGCTGATGTAGCTGAAATTATAAACTATGATGATAGGGTAACCGCAGATCAGGTATTTGTTGATACAACTGACGATGGTATAGAAGTAAGTGCATTATTAACGTTTTTGCCTTATAATATATCAGAACAAATGTTATTTAAATTTGATAAACAAATGCTTGAATAATTAAATGCAACTATAATTATTCCTGATAAATATCATATAACATGAAGGAATAATCTATGTCATCAACCGATAGACAATCTCGAGTAATTGCTACTGAAGATTGGAAGAAAATTTATCAATCTTTTAGTAACGCTGATTTCCAAAGCTACGACTTTGACAATCTACGCAGAACAATGATTAACTATTTGCGTCAAAATTATCCAGAGGATTTTAATGACTATATTGAAAGTTCAGAATATCTTGCGCTAATTGATTTGATTGCATTTTTAGGACAAAACTTATCCTTCAGAATTGACCTAAATGCTAGAGAAAATTTCTTAGAGACAGCAGAGCGCAGAGAAAGCGTATTAAGACTTGCAAAACTTATTTCGTATAATCCTAAAAGGAATAAAGCTGCATCAGGCTTACTAAAATTTGAAACAGTGTCTACAACAGAAAATCTTATCGATAGCACAGGTAAAAATTTACGTGGATCTACTATTTTATGGAACGATAGAGCAAACCCAAATTACTTTGAGCAATTTGTTAAGATTATCAATGCTGCGCTACCTAACGCAGAAGGAGTAGGATCTCCTACAATAACAGCAAATATCGAAGGCGTTGTAACAGAGCAGTATAGATTTAATGCTCTAAATACTGACATTCCGGTATTTGGATTTAGTAAGCCAGTAGAAGGAGTTAATACACGCTTTGAAATAGTTAGTACAGGGATTGAAAACGAAACTATTGTAGAAGAAGCACCACTACCTGGTAATAATCCTGCATTTGTTTATAGAGACGATAGTCAAGGCGCCGGAAGTTCTAACACAGGGTTCTTTATGCACTTTAAACAAGGACAACTTGAAAATGCATCCTTTAGCACTGGCAATCCAGTACCTAACCAAATTGTAGGAATAGATGACACTAATATTAACAATTCAGATATATGGCTATATTCAGTTGACTCAAATAATTTTGAATCTGCGTTATGGAAAAAATTAGAATCAGTTGAAGGAAACAATATTATCTATAATAGTTTGTTTAAAGATACTAAGGATGTTTATGCAGTTTCAACAAGAGCAGACGATAGAATTAATCTAGTGTTTAGCGATGGTGTATTTGGTAATTTACCAACTGGTAATTTTAGAACATATTATAGAACTAGTGATAACAGAAATATGGTTATTAATCCTAGTAGTCTGCAATCTATTACAATACAAATTCCGTACATTAGCAAAAATAATGCACAAGAAACATTGACAATCGGTCTTAGTTTAAAAAATACAGTATCAAACGGCCGTCCTAGCGAAACTAGTGAAGATATAAAACAAAATGCCCCAGCAAGTTATTACACACAAAACAGATTAGTAACAGCTGAAGATTATAATATTGGACCTTTAGGAATTGACCAAGATATCATAAAAACAAAAACAGTGAATAGAATTTCAAGTGGAATAAGTAGATACTTTGACTTAACAGATCCAACTGGAAAATATTCAACTACAAGTTTGTTTGCATCTGATGGAGTTTTGTATAGACAAGAATATTTAGAAAACTTTAACTTTTCATTTACAACACAGTCGGATATTGAAGGTATCATTTACAGTCAAGTTGAGCGCAGAATTGCAAGTACTAGTGTGCAAAATTACTACAATGAAAACTTTGACAAAGTAAACACTACTGACCTTAATGCAGTATGGAGACAAACTACTTCTAAGACTAACAGATCAACAGGGTATTTTGAACAAATTTTAGACTTAGCAGAAATCTTTACAAGTGCTAACGGAAATCAAGCAGCATCTAGTGTTTATAGTGTAGGTACATACACAACTAATGCACTAAAAAATATTAAAACTGGAGCAATGTGTAAATTTACAGCTCCAGAAGGATATCATTTTATGAAAAATGGTAAACTAATGTTAGGCACAGCAGATCACGAAGGAAGCAGTGATTATGTGTGGACTACTGTAAAATCAATTGATGCAGATGGCACAGTTGTTGATGATGACGGCTTTGGACCTATTGTGTTTAATGATGTAATCCCAAATGGCGCAATTCTAAATCAAATTTTACCAAAATATTCAACTGCTATTGTAGACGATGTAAAAAAACAAATTATTGACAGAGCGTTTGCTTATAAAGATTTTGCATTAAGGTTTGATCAGACCTCAAGTGAGTGGAAACTTATTACTAGTGATAATCTAAATACATATGCACCGTTTAGTTTACAACGTCAAGGAGACATTTCTAGATCTAATCAAGATAATAGTTGGGTATTTTATTTCCAAACTGACGGACAAACATTTAATGTAAGTTATAGAAATTTAAGATACGTATTTGAAAGCGATTCAGAGGTAAGATTTTTCTTTGATAGTGCTGATAAAGTATATGACACAAAAACAGGTAAAATTGCACAAGACAAAATTACTATTTTAAACATCAACACAAAACCAAATAGTCTCGGTGCTTTTAATAAAGATTTTGACTGGAGTATTTCTGATGCATACAAAGACTCAGAAGGATACAACGATACTCGTCGTGTACAGTTAGCTTTTTATGACAGCGACGATGACGGAATTTCAGATAATCCTGAACTGTTTAAAGAAATCGTTGACGAAACCGGATTTATATTCCAAAAGAAGTATAGCTCAGTAGACGGTGTACAAGATTATAAGTATTTTGATAATTCTAATGGTATTGTTAAAGTAAGACAAAACGATGCACTTGATCCAATTAACGTAAATGCCGAAGTTGACGGACAGGTATTTTATATAGTAGACTTTGATTTATTTAAAGTCCTTAATAAAGCACAAAATAATATGACAATTACAGACGAGTATAGAGCATTTATTGGCAGAGCTGGATTAAAATTTCATTATGTGCATGTTGCAGATTCTAATTATAGAATTGATCCAGCAAGTAGTAATATTTTAGATACATATGTTCTTACAAAAGATTATGACACACAGGTTAGAAAATATGTAAACGGCGGAATTACATCTTTGCCTTTACCACCTAGTTCTGATGAATTATTTAGAAACTATGGTGCTAGTATAAACCAAATAAAAAGTATAAGCGACGAAGTAGTATTTCACCCAGTAACATATAAAATGTTATTTGGTGAAAAGGCTGATTCAAGATTACAAGTAACATTTAAAGTTGTTAAAAACAAAGGCGTTGCAGTTAATAATAATCAATTAAAGTCTACAATCGTACAACTAATAAATCAATTCTTTGCAATTGAAAATTGGGACTTTGGTGATACATTTTACTTCCAAGAATTAAGTTCTTATATTATGAATAATTTATCACCTGATTTATCTAGTATAGTTGTTGTACCTAAACAAGCTAATCAAGTATTTGGTAGTTTGTTTGAAATAAAATCAGAATCAAATGAAATATTTTTAAATGCAGCAACAGTAAATGATATTGAAATAATTGATGAGCATACAGCAACTAATTTACAAGCATCAGGACTAGTTGTTACAAGTATATCAAGTACAATGCAAGGTGTACAAACTAGAAGTACAAATGCACCAACTACTTTACCAAGTAGTAGCGCAACAACTACAGTTGTACAAAACACTGGTGCAGCAATAGTCACAGGTGCAAATGATGCAACTTCAGTAACATATAATCCAATAGGAAATAATGTTGCAAATAATAATGACGAAGGAAGTAACTACTAATGGCAAATACACAGGGCGAATTCGGGTTACCAACTCCTGATGACGATAAAAGACAGAGTGCAAGATTCCTTCCTAGATTTTTTAGATCAGAAGCAAATTTAAAGTTTTTACAAGCAACAATTGACCAACTAATACAGCCAGGTGTAGCAGAAAAATTAAGCGGATATGTAGGCAGAAAAACAGCCAAAGGTTTTAGAAGCACAGATACATATATTCCAGAAATAAGTATACAGCGCCAGTCTTATCAATTAGAACCAGGTGTTGTTATTAAAGATAATGTCGACAATGTTAAGTTCTTTAAAGACTACAATGATTTTATCAACCAACTTAAATTTTTTAATGTAGACACAAGTGACCATAGTGTAATTAATGAACAAGAATCATATCCTTGGAACCCAAATATTGATTGGGATAAATTCGTTAATTTTAGAGAGTACTATTGGCTACCGAACGGTCCGTTGAGTGTTCCTGTTGAAGGACAAAGTGAAGAAGTAACTAGTACATATACAATCACAGCCGAAGACCAAGGCGGAAATTATGCATATGTATTCAGTAATAGACTAGCACGTAATCCAAGTGTAAAATTATTTAGAGGACAAAAGTATAGATTTGAAATAGATTGTCCACATCACCCAATTGCTATTGCAATTACAAGATCGTTTACTCCGGGTAATGCAGTAATTGTTGCAACACAAGAAGGCATACGTAATGATGGCCTATTTGATGCTGAACTTTTTGGCGCAGAATTTGATGCAGGCGATTTTATTATACTTCCTGAAGAAGGCGGCGTAACATTTGAAGATTCAGATAACGTAAGCACACTTTATCCTGATGGAATAAAGAAGCTAGGTGATGCAGGCGAGGAAATAGCCAACATCTATATGACAAAAGGTGCAATTGAATTTACTGTTCCGTATAATGCACCAACTAAATTATATTACATAAATTCTAATGACATCGACATGAGCGGAGAATTTAGAATTTATGATATTGAAGAAAATACATATCTAAATGTACGTGATGAAATTGTAGGTGCAAAAACTTATTCAAGTGCTAACGGTGTTAAGTTTACTAACGGATTAAAAGTATTTTTTAGAGGACAAACTACTCCTGAATATTTTGCTGAAGGCAATTATTATGTTGATGGTGTTGGCACAAGCATACAACTAATCGCAGAAGACGATTTAATACTACCACAGGCATATACTGCAACAGAAATAATTGAATACGATACTGATAAATTTGACAGATTACCATATTCAACTGCAACAGGTTATCCAGCATTAAAAGATTATGTAACAATTAATCGAGCAAGTGCTGACGGCAATGCTTGGGCACGTTCTAATAGATGGTTCCATAAATCGGTAATTGAACAAAGTGCAATTTTTAATAATTTTACTAATGACGTAGATGAAACTACAAAAGCTTCTAGACCAATTATTGAATTTGAGCCTGGCTTACATTTATATCACTATGGCACAGAGTTTAAGAAAGACATTGATTTAATTGATACATTTACAACAGATGTATTTTCAACTATTGAAGGCAGCAAAGGCTATAATATCGACGGAGTAGATCTAGTCGAAGGCATGCGTGTTTTATTTACTGCTGATACTGATATTAGAGTAACAGGAAAAATTTACGAAGTTAAGTTTGTGAGAATAGTTAATGATAATTTAATTAGTTTAATAGAAACAAACGACACTTTGCCATTAGAAAATGAAAATGTACTTGTTAAGCAAGGTACAAAAAATAAGGGCAAGGTATACTTCTATAGAGACGGTTGGAAAGAAGCACAAGAAAAAACAAAAATAAATCAACCACCAATGTTTGCTTTATATTCACCTTCGGGTGATGCATTTAGTGATATGGAAATTTATAACAGTTCTACTTTTACTGGAACAAAATTATTTTCTTATAAACAGGGTACTGGAACTGTTGATAGTGAACTAGGATTTCCGTTATCTTATAGAAACATCGACAATACTGGTGATATACTTTTTGACTTTAATTTAGAATCTGATTCATTTACTTACCAGTTAGACGAAACAACAAACAGTATATTTACAAAAACAGGATTTCTTAAAAAATATATATCTAGAGAAAAATTTAAATATGCAAACGGTTGGAGTAGTATACCATATGTATCTAAGCAACCAGTAGTTAGAGAATATCAAGCATCAATTAATCAACAAACTAGTTTTGAAATTGACGTTTATGATAATGCTACAAATATTACTGACTTAAATGTCAAAGTGTTTGTTAATAATATTATACAGAATAAAAATTTATATACACTTATAAAAAATAATAATAGACTGATAGTTGAATTTTCTAATAATGTAGAAGTGGGCGATTTAGTTGTTATAAAAACACAATCGTCAACTGCTAAAAACGAAAATGGATATTACGAGTTTCCGATTAATTTAGAAAAAAATCCGTTAAATGCTGACGTATCTACATTTACTTTAGGCGAAGTTAATGACCACGTAAAAACTATGATAGACGATCTTAATGATTTTGACGGCGTTTATCCGGGATATAGTAACTTAAAAGATTTAGGCGATTTAGATCGCTTTGGCAAACGTTTTGTAAAACATTCAGGTCCGCTTAATTTACCAATGTATCTTACATTAGATAAAAAATACAATATTATTAAATCTATAGAATATTCTATGAGAGAATATAATAAGTTTAAACGAAACTTTTTACAAACTTCAGAAACATTAGGATTTGATGGTGAAGTAAAACAGCATGTTGATGTAATTATCAAAGAGCTGAACAAAGATAAAACTAAAACACAGCCTTTCTATTTCTCAGATATGATCGGATACAAAGGACATATAAGAAATGAATATGTTATATTTGATGACGCAAATACTTATTATCCGTTAAGCACAAACTTTAATTTAAAAACGCTTAATACTAACTCGGTGTTAGTTTATTTTAACGGCGAACAATTAATTCATAATAAGGATTATATCTTTACAGATGAAAGTTTTTTACAACTTTTAATTGCACAACAAATTAATGATGTAGTAGAAGTTTACGAATATAATAATACAGATGGTTCGTATGTACCACCTACACCAACAAAACTAGGCTTATACCCTAGTTATGAACCACAGATTGTTCGTGATGATGAATGGTTATCAAATCAAAATCAAATAAACACAGCAGATGCTTATCAGCTTTATGGTCAAAACACTTCTAGTAAAAAAGTAGGATGGTTCTATCCTTTATATGTTGATCGTTCTGCGGCAAAACTTGCTGACAGCAATGGCGAAGTAACGCAAGTCGAAATAAACGGTAGT